AACACCCGTGGTTGATGAATTAGGGTTATACTCCTGCACAAAATTAACATCTTTTTGTAACAAAAATTCTTTAGAACTAGAGTTCACTATGGATAAACTAAAAGAAGCTAAATAATCATCTGGTGTGGCCATAAATTGATTACCAGAAGTCATTGTTCCAGAAGCGTTTTTTCTAAAAAACTCTAAATCTACACTTTTAAATATACGTTCTTCAGCGGATCGAATAAACGTGTCTAAATGAGAAACAAAGATTGTTTCTTGGTTATCCGTGTAATTTTTTACAGCCGTTTTTAGCTCTGTGTATGTATAACTCATGGTGTGTTCGCCTGTCCGCCCATGCCACTGTGGTTAGTGCAGTAGTAATACAGCGTTGGGGCTCCTACAGCAACTGTGATTTGCGTATACGCCCCAGATGAACCCGGTGTTCCGCTTGTGGTCACACCAGTTGTGTATTGAGACCCACCACTATGAGTGCCACCAGAAGTTGTAGAGAACCTTAAAGGATGCCCGGAATTACTACTGTCCGATTGATCAAACCTATAGGTGCTGCCTTCTGACAAACTAACCGTGTCTTGTCTAACTCCATTTATATAATATTTGTTAGCTCCAAGATAGGAAGCAACTGTAACAGTATAAGTAGCCGCTATGGACGTCCCTGTTCCAGAGGCTGTAACAGTGCCAACAGCACCTGTTGCGGTAACGCCTGTAACAGTTGCATCAGTGGGGGTTACAACATCCCCACCAAAAGTTACCGTTCCCACAAACCCGTAAGCTCGTGGAACTAACTCATATTGCAGAGTCACTGTACTGAAAACAGGAAATTTTACCGTAACCGGTATGCTATTATTGTTAGGTCTAGGTTCTTTCAAAGTCTGTGGATCGTGTATTTTACGAAAAGGCCCCAACTGAGGATGTTTTCTCTCAAATTCATCCCTACCAACAATCAAACCATTCCACTCTTTCCGCATGTCTTTATAGCGGTATTCTAAACCGGAACGGTCTGAAATGGCTTTTGCGTACTTTCCTGTGGCATATCTAGCCATTAGTTTGTCCTGAAATAAGCGTACTCTGGTGTAACGGTAAAGCTGGACCGGTCACGATCCTCTCCCATAGCTCTTTCAAACTCTTCCTCATAAATGGCTTTTAACATTTGAGTACGATTAGGCGCTCTTTTTAAAGATATGTAGTAAGCCAACCCCGCGGCTAAACAGGGGTAAAATCTAAAAGGCATATCTAAGGTGTTTATGGGCGTGTCCGCATCATCCATACGTGTGAGGGCGTTATACACAATAACGTCGGTACTATTCTCTGGAGTGGGCCAAATTCGTAAACTAGGCGTTACCTGACGATCTAAGAAAAATTGTGTTGGACGACCCGTTGTTTCTTTATTTGGTATATTTAAATCATCGTCTCGGCTAACACGAGTCAAAGCAAAGTCTGTACCGCTTCGTGTCACCACGGCGCTTAATATATCAATAACATCCGCAGACAAGGCATACGTTCTTGTGCCAGAAGTAAGAGCTTGGGTTCTTTGTGCAATAGTCCATTGGTTTAGCCCCCGGTTAGCCCACTCTGCCAACATGAGGTTCAACGAACGCCTCGCCGTAACTAAATCATACCCAGTTTTTACCTCTAAGCCGCAACGCTCAAACGCTTCTTCAACGTAATCAGCTACGTCTAATTCAAAGTTTACACTTCCTGATACAGCCATTACTTATCTTTCGCATACAAGTTGTCGAAGATCTGATTTACGTCCATTGTATAGTCTAAATCAGACTTTGAATAGTGTATATGCTGTGAAGGTAAGAAATCTGGTGCACCTTGCCCCGTTTCAAACCACGCTGGGTGTGTAACACGAACACGATTATTAGGCAATGCAACGATATTCCCCGTCCATTCACCAGCATCTAGCAACTCTAAAACATGGCTTTGTTTATGCTGTGCAGGGTCATCAGCTATCTCACTTTCAGTATAATCTACAGTGAAATAATATTTAGCTGGAAAAAAATCAGGCCCTATTTTAGCTAACCACGGGCAAGGATGAGCTCTATCTAAACGATAAACAGCGTGTGTATGGGACATACAGTCCCAAGGTTGAGCTAAATGGACAGGCATAGGTTCTGGCCATTCTTCAAAGGGCGTGTCGCCAACGAGGGCTGTTATGGGCATACGAGCCCACATAGCTCCTCCGTGAACATTAGGGTCATCCGTGCCATCAGCCTCACAGCCGGTGAATATCATCTGAAAACTTAGACACCGGCTGGGCATTGTGGTAACCGCAATCGCCATAGCGTGAAGAAACTCGCCATGATAATTAGAGTGATTACACGTATATTCTCTCCGCACCCAACACTTGAAGTGCGGAATATTGCTTTGAAGGTAGGGCAAGATCTTATACCTTGCCGCCTTTAGCCATGCCCTTCTTCTTCATCATGCCGCCGTTGGCCATCTTTTGGACTTTACCGCCTTTAGCATAACCTTTTTTCTTCATCATGCCGCCACCGGCCATTTTCTGGACTTTGCCGCCCTTGGCCATTCCCTTTGATCTCATCCCGCCCCCAACAAGAGAAGCTGAGTACTCTTCCATAGTCATAAATTCTTTCGCCATTTTTCGCTCCTATGCTTGACTTACAGAACCTTTGGTTCTCTTTCTACGGTTAGCCATAACTGCACCACACCCTCGTGCTACAGCGGTTCCCGCAATCCTTTTACCATTAAACGGTCGTTTAGGCTTTGTTACAGCCCCACCGTTCTTTAAACCTGTTACCTTCGCAGCTTTCGTGTTAGCAACTGTAGTTTTTCCTTTAGCGCCTGCGCGTTTCTTTTTACGAGCAGTCGTAGCTCGTTCGCTTTTCGACAAGCTATTAGCTTTAGCTCTAGGCAAGCAACGATCAGGGTTACTCTTATCTTTTGAAGTACCACATTTACCTTTGATAGACCCATCTCTTCCTATCCTAACCCAGTCCTGTTTCACCCATTCTTTAAGCTGACCCATTACTTGCCCTTTGACTTTTTACCTTTTAACACGCCTTTAAGGGTTCTAGCTTGACTGGCGTGTGATTTAGAAGCCTTGTTAAGTCCCCTAACAACTTTTTTAACTTTTGCTCTGTTTTGCTTGGAAAGCATACTTATTTACCTTTGGATTTCTTAGCGTAGTTGGGGTCTTTACAATACTTTGAGGCTGCCATGTTTGCATACGCTGACGGGTATGTGTCAAATGTGCGTTTGGCCCACGCTTTCCCCTTGGGACAGATCTTACCACCACTTTTCACCTTCCCCCCTTTTTTCATGCGTACAACACTACTTTTACGAGTTGGACAGGAGCCTGCTCCTAAATTAACCGCGCTAGTCATGTTAAACCTCACTTATTTCTTATAAACGGCATTGTTCTCAAAACTGCGCCCTGTAAATTCTTCCCACATAGGCTTCAGCATGACATGTAACTCATCTATTTTTCTACTGTTTTGATCTGTTTGTACAGACATTACAGCTATATTCTTGTCCACGTCTATCAAAGTAGAAGATATCCAAGTAACTCCCGTTACGCATATGCCCACTAAAGCAACAAAAAGAGTGCCTACCACAAACTGTTGGTTTAACATTTCCATCTCCTACGAGCAGCGCAAATACGCTTTTTCGGTGTTTTTGAACAATTTATGTTATGCATCTTCATCTGGCCTTTAGAACGACTACAGTATGATTTACGACGCTTTGCATCTTTACTGCCCGGTTTAACTTTACCGGTCACAGCCGTTTTTAATTTAGAACCGGGATTAGCTTTTCTATAAGCTGCAACACCAGCTTTTGTCATTCCCGCCCCAGATTTTGTGGGGCGGAAATTTTTCTTGTTACGCTTTGGCATCGTAGCTTTACGAGTTGCCATCTAGTTACTCCCTACGCATACTTCTTACGCATGTATAACATGATCGTATAAGTGTCCGCAGAAGAGTGACCCACAGTTGTGAATAGAATATCCCCGGTTTTTCCACTGCCTGCGTTGTTAGTCAAACCGCCAAAAGAGTTGTAATCGTGATGACCACTTTGGTTTTCACCCAACTCAATACAAAAAGCATTAGATGTAGCGTCAAACAGGATTTGAACTTTCATCCCGTTACACTGCCACCAAATACGTTCTACAACGACTTCACTACATGCAACACCGTCTAAACTACTGGCCAAAGCTGATACATCTACCTTCTTTACGGCAGACTCTCCGGTCCCGTCAGAGACGTTGGTAAACTTCATAACAGCATGTTTAGGGCCGTCAATCAAAGTTTGTGAGGTTACTGCATCTGCCATGTAAATCTCCTTTTATGAACTTACTAGGCCACCTGAACGTATTCAATGATGAACGTGAAAGAACCTGCTGTCGTAGCATCCACAGTATTTGTGATGTTACAGAAGATGGTCCTTTCAGCAGAAGTGTATTGAGGAGAAACTGGCGCAGTAGCTGCATTTTGTGTTGTCGCAACTAATGTGGTAGTTGTCACGTTACCAACAACAACAGTTGTTCCACCATCAAGAATCTCATCTGTTATCGCTGCAACAATCTGTGCTCCAGAACTAGATGTACCAACCTCATATCCAATGTCACCCGATCCGATAACCGGCGCGGTAACACAAAAGATTTTAATGTCAGTGATGATCGTGTTAGCTGGCTGCGTAAACTCACCAATGGCAGGACTATCTCCTGCTGTTGTGTTTACTGTTACACCTGTTGCAAAACCAACGTGTTTTACGAATTTGTTTGTGATAATGCCAGTAGAG